CGACTTGAGATCTTCACGCCAATTACTCGCTTTACTGACCATGTGCGTTTCCTTCGTACATACGGATTCAAAGTCAACGAAAATGATACTCCATAGAGTATTGATGGGACACCCCCCTTGTCAAGTGCAACAGTCACGCAGAGCCTATGGTCATAACCCCTTGTGGTTCAAGGGTATAGGGCTGTTCTCCGTTACACTGATTGCGATACACTAGGCGCGCCCACTCTATAGGAGATATTAAGGGTAGGTAGGAGGGTGTATACGTATAACTAGACCATATTAAGGGTATATATATAACCCTATTATTAAATAGAGTAATCAATGTAATCTGAGTAACATCATCTACTTGCAGTGTAACCTACTGAAGCGCAGTGCAACGCGTGTCCTGCGCGTTCCGACGGGTGTATGATCTGCCCCATCGAAGGCAGGCGCGTACTACTCGATGACTAAACTTATTGCCATGAGTGTTCTCCATCGTCTCTGCTCAGTCTTACTCCCCCTGACTGGCAGCGCGTCCTGTCTTCGTCCCACCTACCTGGGCCTGCGGCGTGCACAGTGAAGAAGAAGGCTACGCGGGCCGCCGCTCGACCGAAGGCAGCTCGCGCGCAAGGCAGGAAGAAGGCTGGGCCGAAATCATCGCGCGTCACAAAGAAGGCTGGTTCGACGACGCGCTCCGCAGCCTCCGAGAAGAAGACCAAGCGCAGGGTGACCAAGGCCGAGCACCGGGCCACGCACAAGATCAGGCGCAAGCCGACGGCCCCGGACATGACCCTGTACGTCAGGGACGGCCTCAAGCTGACGGACGAGCAGATCGTCGAGGCCAAGGGCACGATCGTGAGGGCCCTGGTCATGAGAGGCAACGTCCGGGAGGCGACGAGCGCGGCCGGGATACACAGGACGACGGCCTACACCTGGAGGGAGAAGGACCGGGGCTTCGCCGACGCCTGGGACGCGGCGGTGGACGAGGCGACGGACAGGATGGAGGAGGAGGCCTGGCGGCGCGGGATAGAGGGGTTCGACCGGCCGGTCATATTCCAGGGCAAGATCACGGACACGTACAAGGACTACAGCGACTCCCTGCTGCTGACCCTGATGCGAGGGCACAGGCCGGAGCGGTTCAAGGACAGGCGCGAGCACAGCACCCCGGCAGGCAGGCCCATGGAGATGGAGGTGGAGACCAAGACCGGCGTGATGTCCAGCATCCTGGGCATGGTGAAGGCGAAGGAATGATAGCCCAGTTCCCTCTGACCCAGGAGATGGCGACCAGGCTGATGGGCAAGCGCCTGGCCGACAAGGTGAGGACGGAGAGCCTGGACCACGAGCTCGGGACGCGCTACAAGGACGTGTGGGCCGTGCACCCCGGCCTGATCTGCAGGACCTGCGGCTGGACCGGGACGCACTGGGGCGGCTGCGCCGACCAGAACGCGCTCAAGCCAGGCATGTACGGCCGGGTGCGGGTCACCGAGGACCAGACGTGAGGCTCTTCGCCATAGTCAGCGAGGAGCACCAGCCCCGACCCCTCATAGGGTTCGTCAAGATAAGCGACGGGGGCTTCGTCCTGCTGGCCGGCCCGCTGTACTTCCGGGTGCGGGGCAGGCATAACCTCTCCAAGCCACGCGTGTTCCTGAGCACCAGGGCCATACCGTGGGGCCAGACGTGAGGGCGCTGCTGGCCATCGTCGGCGTGTTCCTGCTGCTGGCCCTGGTCGCGGCGCTGGCCATGTTCCTGCTGATACCGAGGACGATGATGTGAGAGGCAACGTGGCCGACCTGGTCAAGCGCAAGCACGAGACGCAGCCTGACATAGAGATAGAGGCGTGGATCACCGGCGTCAGGTGCCCGGGCCGCCAGATGGACTGGAACGTGACCGTGTCAGGCGAGGACGACCCGGCCGAGGCGGCCGGCATACTGGAGCGCGCGGCCGAGGTGCTGAGGATGGAGGACGAGGAGTGAGCAACGGACAGAAGACCACGGTGTCGATGGACGTCAACCTCAGGTGCCCGGACTGCGCCGAGGTGATGGTGAGGGACCTGGTCAAGCAGCAGCAGAGGTGCGAGAACGTGCGGTGCACCAACCTGCACAACGAGTACGAGCTGCCGACCTACGACCTGAGGGCGAAGACGTGAACAGGCGACGGTTCATGACCGGCCTGGCCTGCGCTGCCGCGGCCGCTCCACTCATACGCGCGAACGCACGCGAGGACGGCGTATCTCTGATGAGCATCCCCCACCCGCACCTGACAGATGACAGTGAGCCGAGGTACGAACACAAGACCTACGGCCTGGCGTACTACGTCGACGAGGAGGGAGTATACCATGAGGGCTACCCGAGTGAGGAGGTGGGCCGCAGGATGCACGCCGCGCTGAGTCACAGCATGAGGCTGGTGCGATGATCTACCGGTCCCGGCTCGGAAGGTATGGCCTGACCGGCGACTCCCGGGCTAAGTCTGCTTGCTCGCCATGGGCGCCGGCTGTCCGTGTCCAACTGACCGGATCGCCTAGAGCCGCCGAGCCGGGGCCGACCTGATGGCGATAGTCAAGGACAAGACCAGCGCGGCCGACACGGACTGCCTGGAATGCGGCGGGCCGAACGGCTCGCACCGGACGACGTGCAGCGAGCACCCGGGCGTGACCGCGGTGACACAGAAGCCGGAGAACATCTACAGAGACAGCGACGTGGTCAGGATGGACGCACGCCGGGAGCTGAACGACTACGAGCGAGCCGCGATGCGTGCGGTCAAGGTACTGGGTCAGGGGCTGATAGACACCCTGGCCGACATGGGGACCAGGTCGGGGTCGAGCCGGGAGCTCAGCCTGGCCAAGACGAGAGCAGAGGAGGCGGTCATGTGGGCCGTCAAGCACATAACCAGGTAGGAGAGCAGGCATGAACGACCAAGAGCAGACAATAGGCGCAGCGGCGACCGAGGCGGCAAAGGAGCAGCGCAATGAGCAAGACGTGGACCAGGAGAAGGAAGTCGACGCGGCACAGGCCGACGAGCCAGGGCAGGCCGAAGCAGACAGCCAGGGTGAAGGTGAGTCCGACGCCTCTGCAGCAGATGGACCCGAGGCTGGCCAAGAGTCTGGGGACGCCGTTCGCAGTGACCCCGTGGCACTAGACGAGCCGGAGAGCTCGGGTGGTCTGACCAGCGAGGCGGGACTGCAGCCGGTGCCAGACAGCAACGAGTGCACGTGCGGCGGCCGGTGGACACACGCTGAGGACTGCCCGGCGAGGGCGTCATGAACAACGGCCACGAGTCGGTACGCATCACAGCCGGTGCCGAGCACGCAGCCGATGTGCCAGCCCCGACAGAGGACGAGGCACTGGCCAAGCTGCCACCGACGGCGGAGGAGCTGGTGTTCGACATGTCGCTGGCCGTGAGGGTCGCCGAGCTGTGTCACGAGGTCAACAAGACGTACTCGCGCAGCCTGGGCGAGCGCTGGCACGAGCCGTGGGCGGACACGGACCAGGAGCTCAAGGACTCGGCCATAGCCGGCGTGTCGTACCTGGCCCAGACCCCGGACGCGTCGGCCGAGGACCTGCACGCCAGGTGGATGACGGACCGCCAGGCAGCTGGCTGGCAGCATGGGCAGACCAAGAGCGTGGAGCGCAAGGAGCACCCCAACCTGGTCGCGTGGTGGCGGCTGACGCCGTCACAGCAGGCCAAGGACGAGCTGTTCCTGACGGTGGTGAGGACGGTGCTGGGCCAGTGAGAGGCAGAGTAGCAGGCGACCGGGGCAGACGCCCGCCCGAGGCGGTCAGGGTGGCTGCGGCTGTGGCCGACGCCCAGGCTGGCTTCGACGCAGGACCAGGTAACCAGGTGGCGTACGAGCGCGAGGGCATGGTGTGGTGGCGTGGCAGGACGCCGCCGGCCCCGGGCTGGCGCGGGCTGGTCAGGCTGGTCGGTCGCGTGCCGCACGGTACCTGGGGCAGGGTGACGTGAGCCGTGCCCTCGCTCCAGCAGTTCAGCGCGTTCGACTACTCCGCCCTGCCGAAGGTGGACCTGGACGACCTGCCAACAGAGCTGGAGCAGTACAGGCAGGACCTGCTGGAGTTCACAGAGGAAGAGCTGCACCTCCTGCGCTGGCGCATGATGTGGAAGAGCCTGGCCCGGAAGAAGCAGCTACCACCCGACGAGTTCGAGACCCTGGTCAAGACCATCTGGGGCATACGCACGGGCCGGGGGTTCGGCAAGACACTGGCTGCCTCGAACTGGCTGGGCGGCCAGGCGGCAGAGGTGCCAGGCATGTACGCGGTGGTAGCCCCGACACACGACGACGTGAGGTACACCTGCTTCGAGGGCCCGACCGGTCTGTACAGCGTGATCCCGGCCTGCCTGATAATAGACACCAACTCACAGCTGCCCTCGTGCACTCTATGGAACGGCTCATTCATACGTGGGTTCGCGGGGGACACGCCGGAGAGACTGCGGGGGCCGCAGCACCACGCGGCATGGTGCGACGAGATAGCATCGTGGAAGTACCCACAGGACGCGTGGGACAACCTCTGGTTCGGCCTGAGACTGGGCGAGGCGCCACGGCTGATGTGGACCGGCACGCCGAAGCCCACGCCGTTCATGCGCAGGCTGAACGCGGACCCGAACGGGGTGGTGATAGTCGGCTCGACGTACGAGAACAGGGAGAACCTGGCCAAGGCGTTCTTCGACAACGTGGCCAAGTACGAGGGCACGAAGGTCGGCAGGCAGGAGCTCTGGGGCGAGATACTAGACCCCGAGGAAGAGGGCATCATCCAACGCAGCCATTGGCGCATGTGGCCGGCGAAGCGCAAGCTGCCGAAGTTCCAGCTCATCGTCATGAGCCTGGACACGGCGTACAGCGAGAAGCAGCACGACAAGAAGAGGCAGGAGGTAGACCCGACGGCGTGCAGCGTGTGGGGCATGTTCGAGTACGAGGACGACGACATAGACGAGGGGCTGGCGCAGAAGCACGTGATGCTGCTGGACTGCTGGGAGGACTGGCTGAAGTTCCCGGCCCTGGTGAAGCGGGTCAAGCGCGAGCGCCGGCTGACGTACGGCGACGCGGACGAGCCGCTGCTGAAGCCGAGGGGCATACGGTCGGCGGACAAGCCGAGGCACCAGGGCCAGGCGATAGACATAGTCCTGATCGAGGAGAAGGCGAGCGGCAAGAGCCTCATGCAGGCGCTGGCGGTCGAGGGGATACTGACGCACGGCTACAACCCGGGCAAGGCGGACAAGCTGACCAGGCTGCACGTGGTGAGCCCGATGTGGTCACACAACAGGGTCTGGGGCATAGAGAGCGACAAGACGAAGGGCGAGTTCAAGAACTGGATGGACCCGCTCATCACGCAGGTGTGCTCGTACATCGGCGAGGGCAGCATAGAGCACGACGACCTGTGCGACACCACCACGCAGGCCATGCGCGTGTTCATGGACAAACACATAGGGGCGCTGACCATCAAGGTCGATCCGCTGGAGACGAGGCGGCAGCAGGCCAGGGTCGACGCAGAGCGCGCAAAGAAGAAGCGGGACGGGGGCAACCCCTACGACGGGTGAGGGCGGCATGAGTACACCGAGTGAGGTACTAGAGTTTGACAAGCCGGACGAGGACGTGGTAGACACGGACGACGGCGGTGCGATAGTTACGGTGGGCGAGACCAGCCCCGAGGCCACGTACGAATTCTACGACAACATCGTCGAGAGCTTCGACGAGGAAGACATGACCAAGCTGGCGTCACGCCTGATGGACGCGATCGACAGGGATAAGAAGGCCAGGGAGAAGCGAGACAAGGAGTACGCTGAGGCGCTGAAGCGTACCGGCCTGGGCAAGGAGGCCCCGGGCGGTGCTGAGTTCACCGGTGCGAGCAGGGCTGTGCACCCTATGCTGACAGACGCCGCCGTCGACTACGCGGCCAGGGCCATCAAGGAGGTGATGCCGCCCAACGGCCCGGTGAGGAGCTACATACCGGGCGAGGGCGCGGATGCCAAGCGTCTCGCGAAGGCGGACCGCAAGAAGGACTACATGAACTGGCAGTTCCTGACTCAGATGCCGGAGTTCAGGTCCGAGCTCGAGCAGCTGCTGCCGCAGCTCGCGCTGACCGGGTCGCAGTACATGCGGCTGACGCCGGACTGGAGCAAGCGCAAGACCAGGGCCGTGCCGGTCTTCGTGCCGCAGGACCTGGTGTACGTGCCCTACAGCGCCAGCAGCTTCATGACCGCGGAGCGGCAGACGTTCGCCGAGCCCGTCACCGAGCTGGAGTTCGAGGCGCGCGTCAAGGATGGCATGTACATGGACATAGGCGACCTGACGCCGTCGACTACGCCCAAGACCACCGAGGCCGAGAAGGCCACCCAGAAGATAGAGGGCAAGGACGCCACCGACCCGTACAACCAGGACGGGCTGCGCATAGTATTCGAGGTGAGCACGTTCCTGGACCTCGAGGAGAACACCGAGGGCGTGGCCCCGTACCTCATAAGCATCGACGAGCCCATGCGCAAGATCGTGGCCGTGATACGCAACTGGGAGCAGGACGACCAGGACATGGAGCGCATGCAGTGGATGGTCGAGTTCGGGTTCATACCCTGGCGCGGTGCCTACAGCGTGGGTCTGGGTCAGATGATCGGCGGGCTGGCTGGCGCGGCAACCGGTGCGCTCAGGGCGCTGCTCGACAGCGCGTTGGTGAACAACCTGCCGACGGCCGTGCGCCTGAAGGGCTCGAACTTCATGGGTCAGACCAAGGAGCTCAGCGCGACGCAGGTGGTAGAGCTGGACGGTGGCATAGCCGGCGACGACATCAGGAAGCTGCTGATGCACCTGCCATTCAACCCGCCCAGCCCGGTGCTGATGGAACTGCTCGGATTCTTGGTCGACGCGGGTCGCGGCGTGGTCAGGACCACGTTCGAGATGTTGGCTGAGAACAACAAGAACATGCCGGTCGGGACTACCCTGGCAATGATAGAAGAGGGCATGCAGGTCCTCAGCGCGATACACCTGCGCACGTACCACTCGATGACAGCGATCCTGAAGATACTGCACCGCATCAATAAGATGTACCTCACGGAGGAGGAGGTTGTCAACGACATAGGCGAGGTGCTGGCATACCGCGCAGACTTCCAGGGCCCCATGGATGTAGTGCCGGTTGCTGACCCACAGGTATTCAGTGACGTACAGCGCATGGCTCAGCTCCAGGTCGTGGGCGACAGAGCAGCAGCGATGCCTGACTTGTACGACAGACGCGCCGTGGAGAAGCGGCTGCTGGAGCGCACCAAGATACCGAACCCCGACGAGCTGCTGATACCGCTGCAGATACCGCAGAACATGAACCAGGTCAACGAGAACGTGGCCATGTCGTTGGGCAGACCAGTCGCGGTGTTCCCCAATCAGGACCACCTGTCTCACATGCAGGTGCTGCTGGACTATATGCTGAAGGACGAGCTGGGCGCTAACCCGGCCATCGCACCGGTATACTTGCCCGCGGCTGTGTCACATATAAAGGAGCATGTCGTGCTCTGGTACGCAGCGACCAACTACGAGATGCTGCAGGGCGCTCTGGAGGTCGACGAGGAAGGTATGGCCGCCATCATGGCAGAGCAGGACGACGAGACGCGTGCCGAGATGGACAAGCTGCTGGCGCAGGCGTCGCCCAAGATCATGGAGCAGACCACGAAGGTATTCGCTAATCTGCCCGACATCGTGCGCCAGGCGCTGCAGAAGATCGAGGAGTACAAGCCCGAGGTTCCGGAGCTGCCCGCCGACGCCGCCAGGATGGCAGACGTCGAGCGCAAGCGTGAGGACGACGTCAGGAAGGACGAGACCAAGCGCTTCGAGATAGGCATCAAGAAGGCCATAGAGTTCAGTAAACTGTCTGCCGACGAACAGGCAGAGGCGCTCAAGACGGCACACGACGAAGCGGAAACGGCATTCGACGCAGCTGCTCGCATCGAAAGCATGACACTTCAGGAGCGTGCGGACGACGAGCGCACGGCGGCGACATTGGGATCGCTCGAGAAGCGGAACACTCAGGACAACCTGACTGCCCTCACCATAGCCGCCGCGGAGCTGGAGCTAGGTAAGAAATCGAACCTGAGCACCGGAACGGGTATTAACCCAGGTGGGGCATAATCCCTCGGGAGCAAGTCAGGCATCGACTAAGCCAGGCATTGTATATATAAGGAGCACGAGATGAAAGGACCAGTGAGACAGCATCACACCCTCGCCACTACGGGCCGGCTGCCGCGAGGTAGCCAAGTCAAGGCTGGAGGTGGTAAGGATAAGGGTGCGAGCACACCAGTGAAGACCGACGGCGGATACGGACACGGCGGCAAGGCCAAATAGTAGGCCTGTGTACGCGGTGCCTAACAGGGGTATATGATGCAACTCGAGCTTGACTTGTATCTCAGCAAGCTGAAGGCACTCATATCAGAATACGCGCACGCGAAGCTATCGAAGCCTAGTGGGAAAACAGGCTTTGACTACGGCATGGCGTGTGGAGAGTATCAAGGACTGTGTCGCGCAGAGCAGTTGTTGGTTCAGGTGATAGAGGAAGTGGCAGATGACGCAACAGAGTAGTGCACTTACACTAGCCGACGCTGGAGCAGAGAGTAAGTCCGTGGGGCCACCCGCGCCTTATACTTTGAAGGACGCCTTCCCAGAGGTGGACTCCGGCATGGGCTCGGTGTTCGGATCCAGGATACTGGTGCAGATCAGGGTTCCGTCCAAGTACACGAAAGGTGGGATTGCGATTCCAGAGGAATCCCGCGAGACCGAGCGGTGGAATACTCAGGTCTCTAAAGTCATACAGCTCGGACCAGTCGCCTACCGCAATCGCGATACACTTGAACTCTGGCCTGAAGGTGAGTGGGTAGCCCCCGGCATGTACGTGCGCACTCCCAAGTACGCGGGTGACAGGTGGGAGGTGCCCCAGGTAGGTTCCCTAGATAAGGTGCTGTTCGGGTTGTTCGACGACCTGGACTTCGGTGGTGAGATACCCGCCGAGATGGTACTAACAGTAGTAGCTTACATTCCGTAGACTGAAGGAGTCTAGAGATGGCTGACAACAACAAAGACGACGACCTGGTAATGGTCGGCGACGGCGTGGAGGACTCGGAGACGGTCCAGCCCACACCAGGTACTGAGGAAGCCGCTGACGCTGCGAAGCTGGCTGCGGACAAGGCCGCTGACGCCGAGGATGCTGAAGACGTCCTAGACGCTGGCGACGAGCGCATCGGTGCCGGCGAAGAGGTCGACGATGATGCCAAGAAAGAAGCCCGCCGGTTAGAGCGACGCAGCAGGCGCACCAGGCAGAAGGATGCTAGAGAGCGCGACCAGCGTGAGTTGAAGTTCTTGCGGGTACGTAATGATAAGGTAGAGGGCCAGCTATCAGACCTCGCCAAGCGGCTGGACGCGCAGGAGGCACGTGGCATAGACTCCCGTATCTCCAAACACGAGTCTGCAATACGTAACGCAGACGGCATACACGACGACGCACTGATAGCAGGCGACAAGGACCGAGCGAAGGAAGCCGGTCGCATACGGGACAACCTCAAAGACCAGCTGTCCACACTTAAGGATGCTAAGGCCCGCAGGGTAGACACCCCAGCAGCAGACACAGGGCCAGACCCATTGCTGGTCGAAGAGGTCAAGACGTGGCATGGACGTAACAAGTGGTTCGACTTTGGACGACGTGACGAGGACTCAGCGATAGCTGGGGCCATCGACGACATGCTGCTGAGGGACGGGTTCGACCCGCGCACTCCTGAGTACTACGAGAAGCTGGACGAGCGCATAGCCAGGCGTCTGCCACACAGAGCGGTGGACGGAGGCGACGGCGGCGACGGCGGCGACGGAGGCGATGGCGGTGACGGAGGTGGTAACGGTGCGGAGACACGTACACCAGCACGCGGGCCCAAGTTCCGTGTGGGTGGCCAGGACAGGTCGCTAAGATCAAACGAGGTACATATCAGCAGGGAGCGCCGCAAGGCACTCGAGGACGCTGGTGTGTGGGATGATAAGGCACAGCGTGATAAGTACCTGCGGCAGTATGCCACTTACGACAAACTTCACGCTAACGACTAATACAACAACTCACTGAATGAGAGGGTTACGAAGTGACTAAAGATACCAGGGTAGGTAAGAAAAGTACGAGACGTAAAAGAGCTCCTAGCAAAGCGCGTAGAAACCGTGCGGTAAGCGACACCAGGAAGGCGCTGGCCACGGAGAGAGTGCTTACAGATGAGGAGAGGCTCGATGAGTTTCGCAAATCATTCTTCCAGTCAGTATTGCCCGATCTACCTACGATCGACGGCTTCCATGTCTGCTGGCTGACCACCACTAATCCCAGGGACTCAATCGCGGCGCGTATGCGCCTCGGGTACGCCCCGGTCAAGGAGGAGGACGTCCCAGGTTGGGCGCAGGCCTCACTCAAGACCGGTGAGTACGCGGGTTGCATCGGCGTCAACGAGATGGTCGCGTTCAAACTGCCCATGCGTCTGTACGAAGCATTCATGTATGAGGCGCATCACGCTCAGCCACTGGCTGAGGAGCAGAGGCTATCCGCTATCATTGACGTGATACGCGAGGACGCAGCGCGAGCCGCTAAGAGCGGCGCCAGAGGGATTAAGGTGACAGTCGAGGAAGGCACGGCCGAACTGGGAGCGGACCCTGAGCCACCTCCATTCGCCCAGACGTTGGGTGAGGTGGGTTAGGGGTGATTAAAATCTGATGAGGAGTTAGACCAGCTATGAGTACAAATGCTGCTCCATTCGGATTGCGACCATCGCAGAGCCCATCCGGTATTCTCCGGCCTGGGCCTACGGCCAGCATCGCGTCTGCATACGATACGACTATCTTTCAGTACTCCCCGGTGCGTATTATCGCCGACGGATCACTGACGGTAGCCGCGGCAGGCGCGACGGCCATGGGTGTTTTCATGGGTGTCGAGTTCACTGATGGGGAGGGGCGTAGGCGCTACTCCAACAGGTGGACTGCAGACCAGGTCGCTACCGAAATTCTCGCCTACTACACCCAGGACCAGAGCATAGTCTACGAGGTGCAGGCTGATACGACGATGACAATCGCCGACATCGGTCAGCAGTTCGATTGGACGACACTAGCCGGCAACCTTACGACGGGCTTGTCAGGTGTCGCTCTGGATGTTGCCACCACAGCTGCCAACGCCGGGCTGCGGGTGATTGGGCTCAATCCGGGACCGGACAACGAATTCGGGGATAACTTCCCGATCGTCCTGTGCCAGATTTCCCAGCATCAGCTAACGGCTGACGTAGCGTCCATCTAAGGAGGATCTGAACTATGGCTGTTCCAATGCGCAGCACCGACTTCAGGTCGGTAGTAGAGCCGATCCTCAATGAGGTGTTCGATGGCATCTACGATCAGAGGGCCGATGAATGGAAGTCTTGTTTCGTGGAGCGCGAGGGTATCAAACGCGCGTATCACGAAGAGCCTGTCCTATTCGGCTTCGGCGCAGCTCCCGAGCTGCCCGATGGTCTGCCTGTGACCTACCAGTCCGGCGGGATACTCTATATCCAACGGTACGTCTACCGAGTCTACGGTCTGGCCTTCGCACTCACCAAGGTACTGGTTGAGGACGGGGATCATATCAAGATCGGAACGATCTACTCCGAGCACCTTGCTCAGAGCATGATCGAGACCAAGGAGACGCTTTGCGCTAACATCTTCAACCGCTCCTTCAACGGTGCGTTCCTTGGAGGTGACGGCGTCGCACTGAATGTGACCAACCACCCAATAGCACCGGGTGGCGTGCAGGCCACGTTCTCCAACCTGCTGTCAACGTCTGCTGCACTATCGCAGACGTCGCTCGAGCAGATGCTGATCCAGGTCCGCAACGCCGTCGATAACAACGGCAAGCGAATCAGGCTCACCCCCAAGAAGATCGTCGCGGGTCCGTCCCAGATCTTCCAGGCGGAGGTGCTCCTGAAGAGCGTATTGAGGACCGGTACGGCAAACAACGACATCAACCCCATTAACTCCATGGGTCTGCTGAGCGATGGACAGGCGAACCTGTCACGCATCACCAGCACCACGGCGTGGTGGGTGGGCACCGATGCACCGCGCGGCCTTCAGATGATGAAGCGTCGCCCGCTGGAAAAGAGCATGGAGGGAGACTTCGAAACAGACTCCATGCGCTACAAGGCAACGGAGCGCTACTGGCCTTCCTGGACTGATGCCAGGACAGTCTTCGGTACCCCGGGTCTCTGAACGAGCGACCTTACGACATAAGAGGGTGGGGGCCGGACGTAAACGGCCCCCTAACTCCCCCGGACGTGAAACGGGGGAACCAACTTTTTAGGAGTACTACATCATGCCTTTACTAGACGCACTGATAACCAACTTCGAGAACGGTGTCACCAACCGCAGGGCCAACAACATATTCGGTAACATGGCCCAGCTGGACCCGACGCGGTTCCACAACTTCTTCGACGACTTCGACACGTACCTGGCGGCCCAGTGGGTAGTCACTGAGATTGGCGTGGCCACGCAGGTGCTGACCGACGGCGACGGAGGTCTGTTGCTCATTACTAATGCAGCTGCCGACAACGACTCATCCTTCTCTCAGAAGGTAGGCGAGTCGTTCACCCTAGAGGCTGGCAGTAAGTCCTACTTCAGGGCACGCTACCAGGTGAACCTGGCCGTGCAGTGCGAGCACGTCATGGGTCTGCAGGATCTGGACACCACGCCACTCGCGGCGTCAGACGGCATCTGGTTCCAGAACGATGATGGCGATGACAACCTAGACTTCCACCACGCTATCGGCAGTGTCCAGACCTCAGCTCTGGACGTCTTCTCTCTGGTGGACGCGACGGAACTGACCGTGGAGTGGTACTTCGACGGGATCGACCGTATCTACTACGGCGTGAACGGCACCGTGCTCGGTAGGCTAGATCCTCCCAACATCGTGACCACCGAGCTGACCGTCAGCTACGGAGTCCAGAATGGTGAGGCCGTGGCCAAGACCATGACGCTCGACTACATCTTCGCGGCGAAAGAGAGGGGCTAGACTATGAGACCCGTAGTACAATCGCGACAGCTGGACGCGGCGGATGCCAATGGCATCTTCCTCGACCAGCAGATCGGTGGTGCGGGGAATCTGACCCTTAACGGCACCTTCGTAACAGGAGGTGTCGCTACTCTTGACGTGCAGAGGAGGGTAGAGTTGGAGTCGGCGGCGGATCTGTCCGGCATCAACTTCACTATCACTGGCACCGACGAGCAGGGTAGGGCTATCTCCGAGACCATCATAGGCCCCAACGCCGGGTTATCTTCAACGGCGTTGGACTTCCTTACTATTACGCAGATCGCTGTATCTGCTGCAGTGGGCACCGACGTGGAGGGTGGGACTAACACTGTCGGGGGTTCTATACCTATCCCCATCGACATCTATCTAGCGCCGACCAACATCGGTCTGATGGTGACTGTCATTGGAACTGTAGACGTTACGGTGCAGCACACGTTCGACGACATCTTCACCGATGACTTCTCAGCGCTGCATACCTGGGTAGACCACCCGACGCTGGCTGATGTCACGGCAGACGAGGACGGCAACCTGGCCGCGCCTCCCACGGCTGTGAGGCTACTGACCAACTCTGGTACAGGTACCGGCGGGCTGAAGCTAGTCCAAGCAGGAGCCATATCGTGAGCGGCATAGCAGGAGCGGGGATGTCAGGCAACTCCGACTCTGTAGCCATTCCCAGGTTCGTCCTGGAGGATTCGCCGAAGCTCGCCAAGAAGCTGAAGGAGTTCGAGGCTGCACAGGCCGCTGCCATAGCTGCCACGCAGCTCGTCGGTTCTGCGGAGGAGATACTCAACCTCAGGGTTCAGGTAGACCGTGAACTGGCCGATGCCAATGCAACTAGTGCTAAGGCGCGTCAAGAGGCTGATGAAGTCAAGTCAGTGGCTATCGCGGAGGCGGCACGTAGGGTCACCGAGGCTGAGCTCACTGCTAAGGACATGCGCGAGCGAGCCAAGAAGACTCTCGAAGAAGCTGAGTCTGTCATGGCAACTGCCGATAGCGTTATGTCTGAGTCTGGGATTGCGACGAAGGCGGCGGTAGCACTCGGTGAACAGCTGAAGGCTAAGGATCAATTACTCCAGCAGAGAGCTGCTGATCTCGATACGCGAGAACAAGAGCTCAAGGAGAATACAGCGAAGCTCGCCAACTTAGGCGAGCATATTCGCGACGTCCTGGGGTAGGCCGTGGGCGGTCTCGCTTCAGGAATTGTCAGTGACATCAGGCCGACGCCGTGTGCGTTGCGCCTGGACGACACCGCCAGTAGTACCGTGTACTACTGCGCTCAGGCAGTGGTGGGCTCACTCGAGTCTGCCGCCGTCTGGCAGATCCAACGAATTACTTTCCCCACTGTCGGTGAAGATGACACCACGATTGAGTGGGCCGACGGTGATGCTAAATTTGATAATGTGTGGGATGACAGGCTCACGCTAAGTTATTCTTAGGAGTAAGATATGCCTATTGACGCAACTGACTGGACAATCACTCGTGCAGACGGGAACATCCGTTATATAGGAGACGACCACGGCGGCGCGAGTCCTACTTATGCCACGGTGTTAGAGTTCAGGCGGTTCCTTGGTGGATTGTCCGATGACGCCGCGAGTGCCGGCGACGACGAGTACGACATCACGGATCCGGCGGCAGCTGATCGCTCGACCGATAACATCATCACGCTGCAAGGCCAGTACAACATCGACGCCAATGCGGCCGAGCATCTGTTCGACGGGTCGATCATCCAGGGCACCGGCGGGTCTGAGGCCTTCTACGATGGCATTGTCAACTTTGGCAACGGGTCGGTTCAGATACAGATCATTCAGGACGGTGCGGTACTA